CATTGCCGTATACCTTTACTTCTTTTTTAGCTGAAATTAATTCAGTCTCATAGTGTGTTATGAAATCGGGTATTACTGAGAGATCCGCAGTAATGCGGCTGTACCAATGTGCCATTTAATCCCATTCATCTGTGTCTATATCTTCTTCGTAATCTTCGTAATCTTCTTCAACATCTTTCTGTTCCGCGTAACCTTTCAATGCTTTTAGCATTTCCTTGTCACCCCTAAACGCATCTTTAATGTCGTCAGCTTCATAGTTGTTATCAATTAATAAATTGATTAGTGAGTCTGCGGCGTCACTACGCTCATTGAAATCTATATGAGAACGTAGTGCGTCCCAAACTTCAGCAACAAAATCTAAACTCATTCTGTAACCTCCCCCTCCGGTGTTACATTACTTATCTTTGTTGTTGCCTTTTGACTATATTCAGTCATTACTTTGTCTAAGCAACCGTCAGTGTTTGCTTCCCATGCTTTACGAAACTTCTTAATGATTTCACCATCAAGTGTTGTGTAAACAAGACTGTTGCCTTCTTTCTTAACAAGTTCAGCTTTCTCAATCATATCTAGTAATCCTGAGTAAGGGCTCATACCTGTTTCATAAGGAATCTTAACTTGAACAGATTCAAATGGTTTCGCATAACGTGTTTTCATAATCTTACATGCGGCACGAATACCTCGCACATCACTAATCTTATTACCATCTTCATCTTCTTTAAGTTTCAATTTCTTCATAGCAACAACGATACTTGATGCGTAAACGAAACCTTGACCACCACTGATTTTATCATCTGGATCAAACATATCTTGACTAGCATATGTGTGATTAGTAGCGACTAAGCCAATACCCAATGAACCAAACATATTAACACAGTTACGAACAAGTGCTGTCAGTGCTTTAGGCTTACGACCCATGTCACCTTTCATATCACCTGCTTCAAACTGATTCACATCAGTTGGTGTTAACAACATACCCAATGAATCAATTACAAACAATACCTTGGGACGATCTGTTTCTGGTAGTGCTTTATAATCTTTAACAAACATAGAAATAGTTTTTCCTACTTCGTCAATCATTGCCATATTAAGTTTAAGCAACTTATTGTCGTCAGTTGATACACCAAGTGCGTGTAGCCACGCTTCGTCAAGGGCATTCTCTGAGTCAACTAAGACTACAAAGATTCCTTGTTCTTGTGCGTGTCTAACAAGGTTTCCTGAGCAGATGAATGATTTTCCTGCTCCTGATTCTCCGGCAAAGACAGTAACTTTACCAAGAGGAACGCCTTTATTAAAATCACCACTAATGAGATAGTTGAGAGCATAATTTCCTGTCGAGATCCAATCAGTAGGATCGTTAAATCCTATTGATAGACCTTCAATACTTTTTGTAATGTCCTTACGGAACTTACTAATGTCAAAAGGTTTTCCCATTTTAACTATCCATTTCCATAGTGAGTGCTTCTTTGATTACAACGAATAATTCATCTTCACTAGTGCAAAGAATCTTGCAACTCTTCCAATCATTATCTGTGTCTCTTCCACTTACTTCAATCATAAATCCGTTGTCATAGCGATTAACAGTAAATGATTCATTTACCTTGGTAAGTTTTTCTAAGTATTTCATTTTATATTCCTTATTTGTTTATTGTAGTGTACACACTAAATGGTTGTGTATCAAGTAATTCGGGGCATTTTTCTGCCATACGCTCCAATTCATAATCAGATGGGTAATGTCGCAATGCACCTCTTGCTCTGTCCCTAACAAGGCTAGGAACACGAGGAGTGCGACCTGGATCGCACAACTCCTCTAGTAGTTTTTTACCCTGCTTAAGGGCACGGTAGCGTTCGTCTGGTAATGTCATATTATTCTCCTATTATAGGGGCCGAAGCCCCTATTGAGATTAAGACTTGTTTTGTCTAGCACGAATCATTGCTAGAATGTCTTGTGCTTTGTCGCTTGATGTTGCTTGAGCAGGAACTACAACTGGACTTGATACTGATGTTTCAGGTTCATCCCAAGGTGCAGTAGAAGTCTCTGCTACGGGTGCTGTTGCGGGTGCTCTAGTTTCAGTAGTAGCTGTTTGTTTTTCCGCTGTCGCTCCTGCAGGTGCTTCAACACCATATGGACGATAATATGCACCCCAACGCTCAACGTCATATGATTGACCGTCTACTGATGCCTCAAACATTTCTTTGATAACACGCAATTCTGCTTCACCGGGTTTCTTAGGCAAGAAGTCTGCCAAGTTAAACAAACCATGTGATTCAATTGCCGCTGCCTCTGCTTCAGTTAATACAGACTCTTTACGTGCCCAGTTACTTGTTGAGTAATCGGCATAACCACCTTTACTTGTTTTCTTAATGTTGAAATCAAGACCGCGCAAGTAATCTGTTGGCAATTCTTCCATCTCTGGATCCATCAAACTAGATTTAATGATAGTAAAGATTTGTGGACTGATAACAAACCTACGAATTGGATTCGCTGGAGTTTTGTCATCACCTAATGGGTTTTGTTTTACAAAACCTTGGAACAAGTAACTACGCTTCTTCCAATACTTGTTTGCCATTTCTTTCAATGTTTCGTCTTTGTACCAAGGACGAACTTCTGCCAAGATAGGGCAACTGTCGCCATACATTTCTACGCATGGTACTTGAACGTCAATTTTCTTAACGTTTGGATCGCCTTTAACGCCATTGAATGGCAATTTAATGATTTGACGCTCAACCCAGAAGAATTCATTCTTCGTATTACCGTCTGGCAAGAAACGAATTGTGGCTGTTGTGCCTTCGTCTATATTCCAGTGGGGGTAGATTGAGTTATCAGATTGGGTGTTAGAACCCTTTTGCTGTTTGTTTTCTTGTGCTGAGATGCGAGCACGAATTTCTGCTAATGATGCCATGATTTTATTTCCTTATAAATTGAGATGGTCTCGTTTTTTATATTCGCCACTTCCCTATGAAATGACTAACACGATGAGAGAGTATAGCATTGCTTTCTCGTCCTGTCAATAGTATTTATGCCAGATATGGTAAACCTCACCTTTTAAGTGAGGTTTTTGAGAACTTATTTACCCAATAGTCGCTTGATAGCGTTTAGGTCATCTTGTCCTTCTTTGACTTTTTCTTTTTGTCTCTGTTCTAACTCTTTACCATATGCTTGTACTTTCTTACGGAAGTCTTTTTCCTGTTCTGGAGTAGTCTCGCCTTTGGAACTTGATTTACGAGCATCATATTCACCAGTGTCTACTTCAGTAACAACAGCTTGGGCATCAGTGTTAATAAAGTTTTCATTAGCACCAACTAGTTTACCGATGTTGTTATTCTTAACTTTCTCAGTAGGGCCTAATTGACCTACACGCTTTTGGTCAGCATCTAAATCTTCTGCTACTGTTGGTTGTTGTGCTTGTTGCCACTGTCTTAATGTTCCTTTAAAGGTGCCTGCTCGTTGAGCAGCCGACCACGCTTTAAAGGCTTGTCCTTCAGGGCTAGCTTTCCAGGCCGCCGTAGAAGCCACATCAGCTTTGGCTTTATCACTAATAGGTTCGCCGGTTACGCCATCGTAATTTCCAGACTTAGTAGGAGCAACTGCTGGCTTTGCTGCCGGTGCTACAACCTTTTTAGTCATATCCATCGTGCCACCTTTTTTCACAACGCCTGGCCTTAACCCCATGGCAACTTGTGGCTTACCAGTGTTTGGATCATATCCTTGTGGTGCAGCCGCAATTCTTGCTTTAGTTGCCGCATCTGGAACTACTGGAGCTGCCGTAGCAGGTGCTGCCGCTGGTTGTCCGGGTTTTGTAAACATACCTTTAGCTTTGTTAATCATATTACCAACAAAGCCTTCTTCAACTTCTTTTTCTTTATCACTAAATTTAGCACGAATGTTTTGCATTGTCTTTTCGCTAGCATGTTCTTGTCCAGCTTTGCGTAATGCGTCCATGCCATCTTTGCCATACTTCTTATCGCCTAAGTATGCTTGTAGTGCGCTTTCATCTACTTCTTTTTCATTTGGCTTAGCCATATTTGGTTTACCATGTTGTGCGTGTGATGGGATACCAGCTTTCTTCTGTAAGTCTTTTAACAAATCTTCTTCGCTTCCGCCGCCTAATTTATCAAATACTTTACTTCCAACTTTCTTAACTGTGTCCAACATACCTTCATCAACACCACCCAATGAACGTTCTACTTGTTTGATCCAACCACTAACATCACTAGAACCAATCTCATCAGTATCACCAACAAAATCAGCAACGTCATCAATTGCTTGCATAACTTTAACAGGACCAAACTTCTGTAACAAATCTTGGCGTTGCATTAGTATTCTGCGAGTGATAGCACCGGCTACTGGATTGTGATCCTCACCTTCAGGAATGCCAATTGGATTGTTGCTTGTTAGGCTTTCATCTTCAGATAAATCGTCAGCCGGTGCGTCATTTCCATCTTCACCGCCGAAAGTGTCGTTACCCATATCATCATCTACTGGTTCTTCACTAGCTTCTGGTCCGCCTTCACCTTCAATTAAACTATCAGCCCATTCAGCTAATGCATTAACTTCTTTCATCTCACCTAAGTTCTTTTGTAACTTACTTAATATTGGCATTACACTTTCAATGCGTGGATCTAATGTCTCTTGCACAAACAACTCATTTAAGTTTGTTTCTTCTACTTCATCTTCCATCAATGTAGGTGTCCATGATTCAAAGTATGCTTCATAGCCACGCTTGCCAGTCATCTTACTTAATGACTCACGCAAACCTTGATAGTGATTGATTGCTTCATTAACTAATTTCTGTGCTGATTCATTGAATTGGTTGTTACGTGTAGCACGAACGAATCCTGCCATCTTTTGATATTCTTCGCATAGACTTTGAATGTGTCCCCAACGCTCATCGTTAACTTTGCCACCTTCGGCAATGTGTCTAGCATATACACGTGCAATTCCAGGCTTCTTGGTGTCAAGCAAGAATCTCTCACCCATTTGATTCTCTAAGAAAATCTTGTTGATGTTACGATAACGTTGTTCACCTTCTTCAATTTGACGACTGTGTTCAATAACAATCTTAACGCTAGGTATATTGTCGCTGTAACTGCGGCTCTTGCCCATTGCGTGGTAGCCTTCTGATATTTTGTCTTTTTTGTTCATGTGGTTTCTCCGTGCCATATCGCCCTCTAAATGGGATCTATCTTTTAATTTCCAACTAAGTTGATTATGCATTGCCCAAGATTTTAATTGTTTAAGTAATCCAGTCCAACTATCATCATATCCTATATCAGGAGTTGATCCAGCTGGGCTTTCTGTTACATCATCACTATAGTATATAGTTAGTGCATGATTATCATCAATCGTAGCAAAAACAGTTCCGTAATCTTCTCCGTCCTTAGTAAAGATGAATTTGAATACATCAGCTTCATCTTCTACTGGAGTAACGTTTCCTTCAGCATCTAATGGTTTTGGCTTGTATTTTGATAGTCTTTTGTAAAGTTGTCGGTTTAGGGTTTCTGTATTAATTGGCATGATAATATATTTATCTCAACTATTAACTTATCACGGCAAAAAATGGCAAGGGCGCTATCATTTCATCGTGGTCACGTATTTGATTCTCTAAATCAAAGTGATAGTCCCCTAATTGCTGTAACATGCGTGTTACTAACAAACTAGCCATTATCAAGTCATCCGTATCACCAATTTTAGCGGCATAACTACCACCATGAGCTACAAATGCTTTTAGTTCAGTTATAAGACTACGACTATTTACAGTCATTTTCTTACTTTCAACTAATGTTTTGAACTTAGCACAACTGGCTAGTTTGCTCTTATTTGTCGTATTGAATCCTCTACGACCTTTTCCTGCTTCGCTGATAAAGATACCCGGAATATTACTTTCCCCGTATTCGTTTAATGATACAATAGCGGCTTCACCGATACCATTACATTCAATACTATAATAGATACTGTTGGGTTCACCTGTACATTCTGTTATATATTTGTTAATCTGTGCTAATAGTTTAATCTGATTAGGGATGTCAGTTTTATTGTGTTTCCATTCGCCGATCTGTGTCGTTGTATTTGCTTCAAAAATCTGTATGGCAGCTGGGTCACCACCTGTACCAAGACTTGGGTCTAGTCCCACACAATAGATATTACCCTTCTTAGGTTTCTGATACCAACGAACTTGTCCCATACGATTGATAGGTTCTATACCTTCCATCATCAATAATGTATTAGGGTTGATAAGCGTTTCGTCAGCAATAATGAATTCACAACCAATCTCTCGGTTGAAACGATCCTCACCTAATTGTGCTTTCATTTCATCCGCCCACTTTTGATCTCTACCTGGTTGTTCACTCCAATGTGCTCTGTATGCTCTAAAGCCGTTTATACCTAATTCAGTTGTGTTACCAAAATCATCTTCAGTTTTGTTAGCACCTTTCCATATGAACGCAAATTGATCCTCGTCACTGTTTGGTGTGCTTGTTATAATCGCTTTACCACCAGTTGATAATGTTGGTGTAATCGCTGTCCAGAATTCTTTAGCAATACTTGGTCGAACGAACGCAAACTCGTCCAGATATAATAGTGTAATAGACATACCACGACCTGTATTTTCAGTAGTTGTTGCTGATACAATACGACTACCATTCTCAAAGTCTAATGAGCCTTTGTTGTATGTAGTGACACCTGCTTTGATATGATCAGGGCAGTTTTCATATGCGTAACGTATACGTTGCATAATCTCTTGTGCACCTGTATACTTGTGTGCCGCAACTAAGATAGTACTGTCTGGAACAAACATTGCGTACCAGAGTAAGTATCCTGCGGCTGAAGTAGACTTACCTGATTGTCGTGGCATCAGACTGATTGAATAGCGATATCGATGATATGTATCAATCAATCGTTCTTGATAGGGCCAAGGGTGATATACCATACTACCTTTAGTAGGGTGTTGTATGTAAAAGAAGTTATCCATGAAGTATAGATAACCCGTATCTGGATCACAGCATTTGATAAAATCCTGTAGTTCTTTGTCAGTCTTGAAAACTGTTTTAGTATAAGGATTCTTTACTAACGAAGGTGCATTACTCATAGTGAGTATTTATGTGCCAAAAACTTAGTTAGTAAGTTCTTCCCAGCCCATTTTCCACAACAAATCTGCATTGGTAGATGTGTACGCTACGGCAAGTGTTAGTGTGCTGGGTGTACCATTAGCATATCTCCATAATTGAATTCGTTTCTTAATATCTTCACTAATTTCTACTTCATCACGGCTACTAGTTAATCCTGCATAAACAACTGTACCATTTGTTATAGTATCAGTATGTATGGCACTTTGAACTACTGTTCCTGCCACATTACTAAATGAGGCATTTGCAATAGTTGCGTTTTCAATTAACTGAAACTGACCATAACGAACATCAAGTAATAACAAATCAATTTGAGCAGGAACCACAACCGCGTCCGGATATGCAGGATTTAATCTTATTGAACATAATGAGATTACTGTATTTGCTGAACCTACTCTTGTAGGAGATGTATTGTTAGTAACATATCCTATTTTAGTGCTTGGCGTAAATCCTCCTTCACTAATAACAGTGCTACATATTTGTTTCATTGTGCTATTACCAGTTGTTGCGCCAGTATTTGTTATTTCATATCTTGGGTTTAATGACGCAGTGGTCATATAAACAGTTGTGTTGCCAGGCTGATTAGCGTGTTGGAATGTATGACATACGATGAATTGACCGTTGATTACAAAACCTGCACGAACGTTACCTACACCCAACCATTCAATGTCACACCAAAATATTTGTGTCAATGTTGGATCTAACACAATACCTGATAATAAGGTATTTCCATTCCAATTAGCTTGAGGTATTCGTTCTTCAACTACTACTCCAGTTGTGCTACTACGAATAACAAGATTAAGTGTAGTACCTACAGCTTCAAAATACACACCATTATCAGTTGTAAAATAACCAACTCGTTGTCTTAGGTTTGCTTTAAGAGTAGCCATTGCAAATGTGTTCATTGTTAATAAACTTTTGCCGGGCTGATATGCTTGGACAGTCTTAGATTGTCTAATTACACTACTACCACTAGCGGAAGAAACATTTAAATTAAATGAACTTTCGTTTTGAACATAAACTACATTGCCACCCGTAGCAGTGATACTACTAAATTGGTCACCGTCAATATAACGATTTTGGCTGTCAAACAATGTGTAGGGTTCACTTACTCTTAAACGCCCGAATGCATCTAAATTTGTTCCACCAAGTGCTACATTTGAGTTGCCACCTGTTATTGTAGTGTTGACATTACCTGATACGACCCAAGGATTTGTGCCCTGAGTTACTGTTACATTGCCACCTGTGATGTTAGCGTTGACATTGCCGGTGATTGCTGGCATCGTACCGATGTTAACATTACCTGTAACACCCACGTTACCAGATACATTAGCGTTTACATTACCTGATACTACCCATGGACTTGTACCCTGAGCAACTGTAATGTTACCGCTAGTAATTGTGACAGCACTATTGCCGTCGATACTGACAGGCATCCAAGGAACTGTTAGTTCCCCACTAGTTCCTATTTGTGAAACGTGTGCATCAACATTGCCTGGAATAACAACATTACCACTAATAATAATGTTACCTTCAAATCCAGTACGGACAAATACTTGCCCCGTGTCCTCGTTGAGTTCTAACGCTTGATTGATGTTGCGTAAATACCACGGTGCAACGTTTGCTGGATCTGGTGTAGCCATAAAAATACTCTCATTAATGAGAATATTTATCTTAGATTACAAAACTTATTTGATATCCAAAGGTCTTTGTTTAGTAACTAGAACGCAGTAAAACTTCTCTTTGGCAGTGAATTCTGCTCCGGTTGCTGGATCTTTCCCACCAATATCAAAATCTAGTTTTTCAAACTTAACGATATCAAAGCCTGTACGCACTAATAATGCGGCTAATTGTTGCTCACCTAATATGCTATAGTGATTAACATTCCACTCATGTTTACGTTCACAGTCGGGTGCAGGTACTTCAATATACATCTTGCTACCTTGCTTCAATACACGATTGTATTCCATCAAGCTAAAGATAGGATATGGACTATGTTCTAATGCATGACGCAAGAAAATAAAGTCAACACTTTCATCGTAGTAACCATCTTTTTGTGGCAAGAAGCTCAAGTCATACTTTGCAATTTTGTGACCATTATCTTCACAAATCTTAATATCACCGGGGCTTAATGTAACACCAACTAAGTCAGTATAACCACGTTCTCTCATTGCGTTTAAGAAGTAACCGGGGCCACAACCTAAATCCATAATCTTAGCATCTTTTGGTAGATTAAGCGGGTCAATATATTGCGTAACAACTTGTTTAGTAAGTGTGTCGTGCATTGGACTATTACCCTCATCATAGATGTGGGCAGTATATAACCATTCGTTGTAGAATTTTAATTTGACTAGGTCAAGCGTGTTATTAATATCAATCATTCTGAATCCTGTAATTTGATATAATTACTTATTCAGATTGATATGTATTAAATTATTTTCTTTTGTAACCTTTAAAAGGCTTTACGATACTTTGAGTATTAGTGTTTTCTAGTTCTTCACTATCTAAATCACCACTATTTAAATCTATATACTCTAAGCCGGCTGCTTTATATGCTAATTTAAGCATATCTTGTTCTTCTTTGGTATAAGGATGTGCAGAGTTGTGTTTGCCTATCCAACTTTCTGCAGGCATTTCGATTGGGTTTA